GAATACTGCTGGCTCCTCACTCTCAAAAGGCCCAATCTTTGTTATCTTTTCCGGTAGGAACATGCCTTCCCACAGCCATTCTTGGTATCCAATGCGGCTGCCGCTTGCTTCATACATAGCCTTTGTTTCGGGATCATTGGCTGCGTTCTGCACCAGCTCATCCCACTCTGCGGATAGAAACTCTTTCGAGATCCCGCTATCCTGATCTTCAATGAAAATTTTCTCTACCGTGATCGTTTTTTTGTACTGAAGCGTAACCACATTCACAACGTCCAGGCTTTCGTCGAATGTGTTCTGCGAGTGTGCAGCATCGATATCCTGGGCATACTTGGGGTATCGGCGCTTAAGCTCATCAATGTCGTACTGTTCGATATGGAAGAAGTACCTCTGCTCTTCTTTGTCTTTTACCTTGCACGCAGGATCCAGGTATATACTCATGGGGTGTACATATTGAAACTTCGGCGTGCCCAATTGATACATTGGCTCGATTCGCTTCGTGTTCCATATTCCCCTGGCAACACCCAGCCCGGTGTAATAGCGGTCGTAGAGAGTGTCCTCTGACACATCCAGCAAGTCAAATCTGGATATAGCCAGGTTGAGCTCCTGCTCCAGCAAATCTTTGCTCATGCTGTCTTCATAATCAAATCCGTTGATCTCCGGCTGTATTTCACTGCCTGTCTGCATCGCGACCAGCCATTTGATACTCTTCCACAGCCAATTGTCTTTGTAATATTTCCCCTTCCACTCTGGGGCTGCCTCTAGCCGATCAAGAGGGATATCGTTGTTTCTGATTCTCTCCCCCTCTGCGGCATTAGTTTCCCATCCGGAAGCCGTGCGATACTGTCGCGCCAGCTCCAGCCTCCTCATCCAGTAGTCTATGTCCCATCCTTTGCGCTCGATTTTCTCGTGATGTTCTGCGTATTCCATTAGTTCCCCTATAATATTCTGTCTGATACTGTTTGCTTGTAGGCATCTGGATCATATTGCTTTGGTTTCGGCATTTTGTCCGCCACGCACAGCGTTATACCCATAGCCATTACTCTGTCGTCCTTGCACCCCTCTGCGGCGTTCCAGGTGGTGATCCCGGTCTTTGTTCTGTCTACGATGTATGTCTTCGCCTCTTCTATGAATCCAGCGTCCATGAACCCCACTGGCTCATCCTCCCAGGTGTTTACTAAGTAGCGTAACCGGTCTACTATCATCTGCTTTGTTTGGTGGTTAGTGTGCCATCCCACCTCGGTGGTTTCTGTCTTATCTGTTTTGTTTACCACTTTCCGGGTGTAGTAGTTTTTGTATTTGTATAAGCTCACAATCTTATCTATCACGGTGGTGCCCATGTCGTCTGTTTCTGATGCCCATACATTGATTTCTACTGCTATCCGGGCGTTATGATACCACGTCCCTATCGTCACTAGATGCCGGGCATATTCATAGGCATCGAAATGCCCGTGAATCATTGCTACCACCTTGCGATTCCAGCGATCATAAACATAGGCACATGAGTAGTCCGCACCCTCGTACACACCCCCTGTATCTGCTCCGATCACATAGCGATGCCGCCACTCGTCTTCTGTTGGTTTTTCCCACACCTTTAGGAATCCCCTCCCGCCCGGGCTGAGAGTGATCTCGTCGCCTTCAATCCATCCGCTCATGAACGGAGGGGTGGACCCTGCGGCATCCATCGCAGTAAGTTTCTCGTGATCGAATACCGGGTACCCGGATCCCTGGAAGCATTCATCAATCGTGGCCGGGTACTCCTGCATGAATTTGTGCAAGTCTCCGCCGCATTTGTTCTCTATAGTTTTTCGTCGCCAATATAGCTGTGCATTACTTAGCTTGAACTCGTTCTTGAGTGCGATCTCGTCGCCATACTCGGCGCTAACGGTGGGCTGGAAGTCCTTGGGGGGTCGGGTTTGGTAGTCCGGGTTATCGAACCAAGGGATGAAGAAGACTTCGTATTCGCTCCTCCCGGCAAGAGCATTGAGTACGGCGCGATGGAAATAGTTCATTACGCCGTTCCCGGTGCTCTCCATTATCACTATCGTCCCGGGGGCATCGGGCACAGTTTGTAGTGCCCCCAGCATGGTCTCCTCTGCGTGCCGGTAGAATGCGGTCTCTGAACTGTGAAACAAGTGGAAGGTGCCGGATCTGGCGTCCACAGCCACCACGATCTTGGATTCATTCTCGGAGAATACCAGCTCCGTAGCATTGGACTTGGCTAGCTCTGTGCGGATCAGTGGATCCATCTTCCGGTGGACCAGCTTGCTCATCTCAAAGATGCCGCGCGCCTTCGTTTTTTCGTCAGCAATGATAATGGCGTTAGTATTGGGCTGGAATGCCGTAATGCAGTAGATCATCGCCTCCGTAAAGGTTGATATCCCGTGTTGCCTCGCCTTTGGGATTAACAGGCGAACCGGTTTCCCCGCCTGCTGTGTCTTCCAGATTTTCATCATCAGCCTGCGCTGTACAGTGTTTAACTTCAGCGGGATCAGCTTCATGTCCTTTGTTTTGATAAATACCAGCCCGGACACGATTGGCAGCCGCCAGTCCTTTTCGTACTGGGATCGGATGATCTGCCGGGATTCGGTGGTGGTCATATCTTGCGCTTTACCCATCGCGGGCTATAGTCGTCGCATACCCAGGTGCACCTGACCACGCAATAGTGTTTTTTGCAGTGCCAATCTCTGGGAATGTGGATATAGTTGGCACTAATGCAGGTAAGGCAACTTGGTGCCGTGGCCGGGTCTGACGCCATGTAGTTTGGGCACTCATTCGGCGGGATCGTCGCCCCTCTCATCGTCCAGCTCCTTCTTCGCCTTGGCAGTTTTCTCCACCAGGGATTCTACCGCCTTAGCTGTCTCTTCCGGCAGGTGGTGTGTGTTGTCGGTGATGGTCCGGTCAGCATAGCCCGCTCTGTTCTTGAGCATGAAGATCAGCAGGGTCTTATCCTTATCCCGAATAGCCATATCATATGCGGTTTCCTTGAGCTCATCGGCTCCTTCTGCCAGCTTTTTCTGGCGATACTCCGAGAAATCCATTTTATGATCTCGCTTGCAAGCCCGGTACAGCGTGTCCTCAGCTTTGATTCCAAGCCGCCTTACGATTGTGGTTGCTCCAATATCTTTCATGAGCATATCATCGACGGCTTCCCAGTCTATCACTGCTCGTGGTCTACCCATCTGTCACCATCCTTTCATCCCGTTTAGAGATGTATGCGCCTCGTTCCGGGTTCGCGTAAAACTTGCAGATCCGGTGTGGTTGCTCCTTGTGTTGAATATCTTTAGCGAACCTGCACCTGCCCAATAGTGAGCAGGTGCTACAGTTCATTTCGTGTTTCATCTCAATTGCGTTTGGTCTTCTTGTTGCGCTCATTGATATCCTCTAGTATTTCGTTTAGTTTTATTTGTGCTGCCTCGATCGATATCTGGTTTCGATGTTCTTTGTAGTGCTGGAGCGTCTCAGCCAGGTTCTCGGCTTTCTCGAGCAGTGATTTACGCATTGCTCGTTCCCTCCACGCCTCGGATTTTGCGGTCGATGCGGCGCCGTTCCAGTGCTTTCAGTGCTTTCGCTAAATAGGTGATGGCTTCGTTGTTTTCGTCACAGGGAAACTTGACGTTTAGGCCTGCGATCATGATCAGGGCTGTCTCGATTAGTGTATCCACCTGGCAGCCGTTTACGCCCACTTCGCCAATTGGAGCAGACTGAAGAGTAAAGCTAATGCTGTGTACATCGTGACGCACATAGACGAAGTAGTTTGGCCTGATGTCTTTCTCAAACCATTTATAGTCCATAGCTCCGCTTTCGTTAAACTTCTCAGGATACTTATCCCGAAGCTCATCCATTACTATTACGGGGAATCCCCCGATCTCCTTGATTCCTTTGAGTGTACTCAGTGCCATGATTACCTCCTAAAACGGCAAGTCTTGGTTAGGTGTTTTGGTTGTGTCCGGCAGGGGAGGTAGGGCGTCCGTGTCGATTACCGCGTTGCTGGGAAGTATGCTTTCGATGTTCAGGTATGCCGGGTTCTCTTTGCTTTTTGCTACCACGATTTTCACGGTTTTGTTATATATCATGGGTGGTATGAATATTTTCTTCTCGGCATCGGTGAGACTTGCTGCTGCGTCGATCAGGTTTTCCAATCTCCATTTAGCTGCTTCGGACAGCCACATTGTGTCCTGGATTGTGCGGCCTGCTTCGTCACGATAGGTGAATTTCCAGCCGGGGGTACCGGCTTTGGAAGTGGTGTTCTCAGCTTTCACGATTACTACGTCGTGAAGCCCTTCGTTGTCGATATAGAGCCCGTGGTTCTCTACTTCAGTCATGTCTACTGGTGTGAACTCTGTCATTTCATCCTCACATTGTTTTGGTTGCGGTGTTCACCGCGTTGTTGATTATTTGTTGTGGGTCGAGCGATGGGAATCTGCTGTCGGCGATCTCTCTTATTGCGTCGACCACTTTTATTTGTTCCCGGGATAGCTCCGGGGATATCTGTATGTTCCATATCTCTGTGGGGTCGAATATGTCGGGGTGGATGTGCAGGTGATATGTTGCGAATTCCAATAGTATCACGTATATCCATCCTGTTTCGTCGTTGTCGGAAGAGTTTATTCTCTGCTGAAGGCTTTCTGGTGCCTTCCCGCAGTTAGGGCAGTAGCACATAGATTTGGGGAGCATAATGGGGTAGCGTATGTTTACATCGTTTTGGATCATGTCCCGGTAAGCTGCCTTGTTCAGTGTATAGATCATGCCATTCTTGCATTTGCCGCAATGGGCTTTCGGGGTTGGTTTGGCTTTGTTGATTACCCTGATAATGTCCCCAGGCTTCAGAATCTCTTTCAGGGCAAGCTCTCCGATCACCCATTCCACATCAAACTCGTTTTGCGTCCTTCTGGCGATGGACTCGATTGTTTTCTCCGGCAGGCTCATCCCGCTGGCCGTGGCGATGTATTGCACGTCATAGATCTTAGCCATTGGAAGCCTCCTTCAGCGCGAATCCGCGTACAAATTTGTATGGGTCTTTATCTACCTTTATGCCTTTTCCATCGGCCCAATCGCTGGCCTTGATGATGGCGTCCCACGCGATATCTTTCCCAAACTCGGTCTCCAATCTCTCAATGTCAGAGTTTTTAATGGACAGTGCGTCAGACCACTCTAACACATAGTTGGGGTCGTTGACGTCAATCTTCCCTTCCTTTCCTTGCTTCCTTCCTTTCCCAGAAGACTGCTTATTTTCCTTTCCTTCCTTCCTTCCATCCACGACAGGATTTCGAATGAGCTGCCCGGTCCCGGGATCTTTGATCCACACCTGCGGATCGGGAGCGGGTCTCCCCTTGGGGGGGGAAGGGGGGGAAGAAGGATTAGGATTAGAATAAGGATTAGAATAAGGATTAGAATTAGGGCGCGCGCGCGTATGCGAGATGGCATTATTTTCTTGTTTAATGCCATCGTTATTGTTGTTTAATGGCATTGGGATGGCATTGTTATAATCTTTGAATGCCATTGGGATGGCATCTCTGTGTTTGTCTGATGCCATTGCG